GACGCATCTCGACTTCCATCAACAACGTCCCCAACTACGATATTCGGATTCTCAACAACTTCCCATCCCGCTGTTTTAAACATATCAATGCGGCGATCACCATTAGGCTCGATGTAGTCGTTTACAATCCGATATTTATAATTAGGATCACGATTCGAGACCTTAAGACTGTCTCGCTTTTGTTCATGCAAAGGAACCCTCTTCGGGCGATTAGATTCGACTTGTACTTCGCGAGATTCTCTTTCTCTTGTTGCCATTATTATTCGTCCTCGTTACGGAGTTTTCCACCGCCTTTGCGGTAATTTTCAATGTACTTCTCCTCGGTGAATTGGCCAAGGCGTACTAACCGGCGACCGATTGTTCGGGCCTCATCTGGTAAATCATTGAAAGCTAGTTCACTACTCTTCTTATCGGCCTTCTTTTGAAGTACCGTAGTTCTACGAGTAGAGGTGCTTACTTTACTTTTTCCTTTTACATCTGTCATAAATTGATCTGGAAATGCTTCTCTAACATTTGTTGAAACATCTTCATAGATACTTTCATAATCTTCTTTTGTAAAATTACGAAGGTCTCCTTTTATACCAACTAGTTCACTAAGAAGTTCACTAGCTACCCCATTCGCATATCGCTTAAGTTTGGGATCATTTACAAACCAATCATTCTTTACAACCCAAGCATCATAAATAGGTTGGGCATTGACTGGTTGCGGGGTTGCAGCCTGAGTAACAGTTTGCATCTTATCACGAACTTCAATAGCCCCTGCGACATCACCTGCTTCTGCCTTTTCATTAAACTCTTTTTTCAGAGTTTCCATAGCATCCGCAGTTGCGCGAGTCTGAACTTTATCAAACATTTGACGAATGTCGCCTAATGCTGCTTCAAGTTGTTTGACTTTGCGCTTTGATACATGAATAGCTTTATAAAGTGGTGCGCGAGCTAAAAACTCTTCGGCACTTACCCACTCAGATAGGTCTCCTTTGTACTCTTCTTTTGGTAACCAGCCTTTAGATAATGCTTCATCTGCGGGAGAAGGTTCACCAGATTCTTCTACGTCCTCAACTACTTCTTCAGTATTCTGATCTTCTTGTTTTATATCTTCTTCAGACATTTCCATCCTCTTTAGGAGCTACTGCTACAACATCTAAATCTTTAATGATTAGCCTGTCTAGTCGAAGATTACCTGTCGCATCAACTAGTCGCATACCGACATGACGTTGGTGATAAACAATATCTCCTACTTTAATTGGACAATCTAGACCATTACGAAGTTGGTCTTCAAAAGCCAATTCTCCAATCGCTAAAATTTTAGCCTTTACTTGAGCCTGTTGCTCAAATTTCTTTTTATCGTCAGTGGCAAGAATAATACCACCTTTTGATTTCAATTCAACTTCTATTGGTTCAACTAATACACAATAATTAATTGGTATTACTTCTTTCATTTTCTAATTCCTCATCTTCTAAGATGTCTTCTACTATAGGGGTAGCGCAAGCTTCATATACTTCGGCCTGTGTTATTACCTTAAGATAGTTTTCTCCTGTCTCATATGCTGTTTCCTTTTTTAAATTTCCCATACCGGCAGCAATCCGGCGGGCATCAGCTTCTTCTTTAAGAACTTTAAAGTATCGCTTGGTTACATCACTATCTAACCAATCGTTAACTTCCGCCCTTGTTAGGCTTGGCATTTAGTTTTCTCCTATCAGAGTGGTCTTTAATTACTTGCCCGATTACAGCTACTTGGGTTTTATTATGATCGTCTATCCGATCACTCATTAATGTCGCTTGGTCATGCTGTATTTTATGCATAGTTTCAGCTTCCTTGCGTTCTTGCTCACGATTTTGAATTTGCACTTTTTGTTCAAATTCCGCTTCGTCTAGTTTCAATTCAGCAGCATCTTGTTCTATTTCATGTTGTAATTCAACTACCTCTGGAGGAGGAGGAGAAGGTTGTGGCATTAATTCTTCTGGATTTTCAATATCATATGCATCATAGATACGCTTAAGTACCGCAGCAGCAGGAACACCCAGAGGGAGTAGTTTAAGTAACATCTCCGCCTTCATAACCTTTTGCATAGGGCTAACTGCGTTAGCATCCGCTGTAGGCAATACTGCCATATCTTCATCATTATAGTCTTCAAGAACTGTAGCAAAACTATCCTGTACCCCATCTGCTCCTGTAATTGCTAAATAAGTTTTGGTATCTAAATGATCCTTATTTAGCGCATAAACTTTTAATATTTCTTTAGTTAGGGAACGGCGTAATCGTTTGTAGATAGAGGTAAATACCCTCATCCCATTTTCTACAACCTGCATAGTTGTAGTAGCTTTTTGATTCTGTCCAGGATTCTCTCCTACCATAATATCTGTAGTAGAGCTAATTTGTTGGGCGAAACGAACTAAAAATTCAAGTAAACTAAAGAGAACAGTGGAAGGTGCTTGAGTAGGTAATGGAACAATTCCCTGCCGGATATCCTGACCTGTTGCATTTACAATTTTCCATTCACCTAATTCAAAGGAAGTACTACCTCCCTTTTGCCGAAAGGATTTAGTAATAAATCCTGACTGCATATTATTCAAAGTGCCGGAATCAATGAGTTGATTAATAAGACTGTTAGTGGCCTCATTAACTGGAGCTAAGAGATGTCCAAATCCAATATCATAAAAACCCCCATCAGGAGATGGTATAAAACTATACTTAATAAAGTACTCATCAGGTATAATTTTAATTATATTAGTCTTATTGCGGATAACATTATCCTTTTTAAACCTAGTAACTATCCGTAAAACTTTCTTGGTATCTCGATCAACAGTAATAATATATGGTTCAAAGTAATCGTCACCATCTAAATCAAGATAAGTATGCTGTTCTAATATAACTCGTGGTTGGGGACCAATGGATACTGAAGGTTTATTTAGACCTTGAACTTTATCAGATACATGGGTAGTTTGGTCCTCTCGTGTATTTGCAACCCTCTCATTTAGATTACAATCAAGATATAGTCCTAAATTGACATACTCTTTAATCTCATTAGGCATCATAGAGAGAATATGTGTTTTACGAATATTCTCTAACTTGGTTGAGAAGTAATCAACTACAAGGTCTTTCGCGAACACATGCTGACTTACACTCCGTTCCTCACTATGATTATAATAAACCTTTTTAAACTCAGTTCCCGTAATTGGAATTAAGAAAAGCAGTCGATCTGTATCCTCATCCCACTCAGTCATCTCATCTAAGAACTGATAGTTCATATGAGTCTTAATTCTAGATGCCCGACGACTCTTAATACCTTGAGGATCGGGCCCAAGATTTTTTACATTCACTAGTTCTCGACTAGGAACTAATGAAGGATAGGCACGAGCATGAAATGTTAATGCCCCAATCGTCATAAGGGGAACTTTAACATTAGATGCTTTGGGCCAGGGCCAAGTCTTTTCCTTACGTACTTGTAAAGCTAGTTCAAGATTCTGTTCATATCGTACAAGCCACTCTTTACGTGACCCCTCATCGAGATCATAAAGAGTAACAACATCTGAACCTATTAATCTTAGGTCTTCGTCAGATAATATATCTGCAATGTTATCTAACTCGATTAGATCAACAATGCTTAAATCGTCTGGTAAGAGATTAGGAGTATCCATTAGTATCCGGTCACCGCAGATCGGCCAATATACGTATGACCAATTTCTTGAAGTCTTTCTTGATAATCATCATCTTCTAGTTCTTTTGTAGTTGGGCCTTCATTAAGTTGGTTGATAGCAATACCTAACCAACTAATAGCATCCACTTGATCTTTATAGCGTCCTTTGGGAAAGTGCAGTAACTCTTCCTCAAATGCACCATACCATTCTCTTTCTTTTGGGAAGTAAACTCCTCCTGCTCGTAGGCGAGCTTGTATAGCTCTTGCACGACTCCTCTTGTCAGTTTGAGGATTAAACCCACGAGGGATATTAAGATAAACCCCACTATGTTGCATCTTCTCAATAAGAGGCCCCATAAGAGTATTCTTAATCTGCCCCTCTTCTACAATCCAAGTCTCAATGCCATAAATACGTTGTACTTCAAACATAGTACCTATAATTTCATTAGCATCATTACTACGAAATCGAACTACATGCTTGATAAGAAGTCTACGATATTGGTCCATACCACCAACAAGAATGACAGTATAAGCCGCACGATCTTTATCTGAAATCGCCAAATCTACAGAAGCATAGTTAGTTGTAGGGAGTTTGTCCATTCCCTCTTCGTAAGGTTTAAAATCGTTTTTCTTAAANTAAGTTTCCGAATGGGAGAGAGGATCATTCAGGTATTCTTGTGAATATCCTTCTGGATTACCCGCATCAATATACTCCTGTCTCTTATCCCTTAGTCGTGTTTCCGACCATTGCTGGGGCCATAGCATCTGAGTAAAATCATCAAATCCGCTATGTGCTTGGTAAAGCCTATGGTTCCAACTTTTATTAGTCATTAGGCCCATAAGAAGACTATCCATGTGCAGGATAGTACCAACAATAAAGATAT